TCTGATTCACAAATTCAAGAATTTATTAGAAATGTTGAATTAGATGTAGCAGGTAAAGTAGATTATGATGATTTAAGAAAATATGCTAATTCAACTTTTACTGCAGGCAATAGAGCTGTATCTATGCCGTCAGATGTTTTAGTTTTAAGATCTGTTGAGCATCTTACCTCTGGAGGTGTTAGAAGTTTTTTAGAAAAAAGAGATACTAGTTTTATATCAGAATTTAACGGATCTGGTGCACAAGGAACTCCAAAATATTATGCAAATTGGGATGAATTTAATATTATTGTTGCACCAACTCCTGCTGCTGCAGATACAGTTCAAATTAATTATATTAAAGATCCACCTGAATTTACTTCTACTAACCAAACATATTTAGCTAAGTATCAAGAATCTATGTTATTACATGGTGTGTTGACAGAATGTTTTAGATTTTTAAAAGGCCCCATGGATATGTACAAGCTATATGAAAGCAAGTACAATGAAGAAGTACAGAATTTTGCCCTACAACAAATGGGTAGAAGAAGACGAGCTGAGTATGATGACGGAGTTCCAAGAATAAAAATTCCTAGTCCTACTCCAAACACAAATTAATAAGGAGGCCAATTATGGCAATAACAACAAATGCAATATGTGATTCTTTTAAAAAAGAATTATTACAAGGAAAGCATGACTTTGATACATCTTCTGACACTTACAAGTTAGCAATGTACACAAGTTCTGCAACTTTAGGTAAATCGACAACAAACTATGCAACTGCAAACGAAGTATCATCATCTAATTATTCAGCGGGTGGAAAAGCTTTAGTAAACCAAGGTGTAAAAGTTTCATCATCTGTGGCTATCACAGACTTTGCTGATTTATCTTTTCAAAACGTAACTCTTACTGCAAGAGGAGCACTAATTTATAATACAACAACTGACGGTGGTTCAAACACTACTGATGCTGTTGCTGTATTAGATTTCGGTGGAGACAAAACTGCAACTGCGGGAACATTTACAATTCAGTTTCCTGCGTTCACAACATCTGCTGCGATCTTAAGATTAGCATAAGGATTAAAATGATATGGCCACTGGATGGGGACGAAAGACATGGGGAGCATCAGAATGGGGAGACCTTTCTGACGAGATAGTTTCCGTTAGTGGCATATCATTAACATCATCAATAGGTTCTGAAACAGTTACAGCAAATGCTGATGTAAGCGTTTCAGGTATTTCGTTATCATCAAGTATTGGATCCTCAGTTGCTGGTACATCAGCTTTAATTGATGCTGGACCTGTAACAATGTCTATTGGTGTAGGTAGCACCGTTGTTGGTATTGGAGTTCCAGTCACAGGTATTTCGACAACATCAAGCATAGGAGCTGCCACTGTAGATGAAACTACTTTAACAGGAGAAGGTTGGGGTAGAGGTGAATGGGGTGAATTTGCTTGGGGTGATAATTTCTCAGTACAAGTAACAGGACAATCTTTAACATCATCTATAGGAAACGAAACAGCATTTACAGATGTAACGGTTGCTGTAAGTGGATCTCAAGCAAGCTTCACACAGGGAAGTTTTTCAATTCAAATTGATGGAGATGTATTTGTTAATGCTGCTGAAGATCAATTAGATTTTACTCAGGGTTCTACTTCCGTAACTGGAGATGCAAATGTATCAGTAAGTGGAATATCTTTAACTTCAAGTATAGGCAACTCTGCAGCAGGCTTATTCCTTGATGTGCCTGTAACAGGTATTCAAGCATCTTTCACACAAGGAACTATATCCCTAGTACAAAGCACGAATGAACCTGCTACGGGCATTTCTGCTACCATGACACTTGGACAACATTCAGAAATACCTGCACAAATAGTAGGAGTATCAGGACTATCTATTACTTCATCTTTAGGAGAAGAAGGTCCTGTAACAGGTGATGCTTTAGTAACACCTTCAGGCATACAATTGACAGGATCTATAGGAAGCCCTAATATTACTTCGTGGAATGAGATAGATTTAGGGGTATCCAATACGTGGACGGTAGTTGATTTGGCTGCTTAGTTAATGTAAAATGTAAAATTATTAAGGAGAATTTTTTATGGCATCAAGTTATTCAAGTGATCTTAAACTAGAGCTAATGGCAACCGGTGAAAATGCTGGTACATGGGGTGATAAAACAAACACAAACTTAAACTTAATTCAACAGGCTGTAGCAGGATTTGAACAAGTAACTTTATCAAGTGGTGGTACTCTTGCTCTTGTAATGAGTGATGGTGCTGCTTCAAACGCGAGAAACATGGTAATCAAATTTGCAACTGCAACAATTGCAGCGAGCACAGTTTGTACTATACCAGATTCAATTGAAAAATTTTACATCTTTGATGCAACAGGTTTGACAAATCCAACTAACCTCACAATTAAAACTGCATCAGGATCAGGATTTACTTTAGATCAAGCAAAAATTTACGCTGCATATTCAGATGGAACTAACCTAAAAGAAATTTCTTTAGATACTTTAGGAGGCACTGTTGCTGCTGCAAATATTTCAGGGACTATTGCAACTTCACAAATAGCAGATCACGCTGTAACTTTTGCAAAAATTCAAGAGACAACTACTGCTAATAGAGTGATTGGTGCTGCATCTGCTGGAGACGTAGGTGAAGTACAAGTTGCAACAGACATGATAGCTGACGATGCTGTTACTGCTGACAAATTAGCAAACACATCAGTTACTGCTGGATCTTACACGACTGCAGATATAACGGTTGATGCGCAAGGAAGAATTACTTCTGCAACTTCAGGAGCAGGAGGAGCAAATAGTATGAACCTTATGATTGCACAAGCTGGACCTGCAAGTGGTAACTACACTTCTCCAGCGAACGCCTCAAAATTTTACGCTGTTGCTTTTGCGGGCGGAGGCGGTGGTGGTGGAAACCATCAAGGATGGAACCGTTCTGGAGGAAATGGAGGATCTGGCGGCTCTGGAATGTTTAGAGGTGCTGTGCAAGCAAGCACACCTTACTCTTACAATGTAGGAGGTGGAGGATCTGGATCTTCAGGAAGAGCTCAAAACTCAGGAGCTACCGCAGGTGGTAACGGGGGAAATACAAACGTAACTAATTTATTTTCTGCCAACGGAGGTAACGGTGGCCAAGGATCACAAACAAACGGTGGTGGAGGAAACGGAACTTCAGGAAGTGCTCCAGGCACATACTCGAACGCATTGAGCACAAATATATTTTATCAAAACACTAGATCTACAGGTGGAAGTGGAGGACCTGCAAGTAACAATACACAACAACCTGGAAACCCTGGTGGAGCAGGCGGTTTAATGTTTTATGTGGATGAACAATCGTAAGGATAATTATTATGGCATATTTTATTTTTGATCAAAACAATAGTTTAACAAATATTGCAAAAAATGATTCTGACAAAGATTCTTTAAACAGAGATGTAAATACAGAAATTGTAAAAGATGTTTCTGACTCAGATGCAAATAGTGTAATTCTAGGAGAGTCAACTGTATCATTTGATGGTACAAATGTTACTGTTTCTCCAGTAGATACAAGTGTTCAACCAGATGTGCCTGATCCAAATTATACTCCAGGTACAACAAACGCTTTTGAAGATCAAACAGGACTAAAGAATTATATTGATAAATGTGTTTTTCCTGCTGTAAAAGATTTTGTAGATAACAATCCAAATAATAGCATGTATTCAGGAATTAAAACTTATCATGATTATTTACAAAATATTGATTATTCTTCAATTACATTTCCAATAAGTGTATCTTGGGAGAAATATTGTAATGACAATGGTATAACATTTTATCATCCTTTACAAATTCCATAAATAATATATGAATCTTTGATGATTAACAAAATCATCACTTTTTCAACTGAAAAAAGTTACTTCAAACAAAAAGATTTATATCCCGAACCTTGTAAATTAAATATTCCGGATTGGTTTAAAAAATTAGATCACACAGCAGAGCTTATGACTGTTAAAGGTTGTATGCCTTTTTTAGATTCTTTGACATCAGGTTATCTTTTAAAAATACCAGCTGATTTATATTTAAAACATAATTACTCTGATGAAAATGGAAGATATACTACAATACATAGTAAAGTTCCAAACATACCAATAATGAAATTAAACGTAAACAAAGAGGGAGATGAACAGTTACACCCACCACAACAACTTGGTAATGAGTGTCCATTTCATAAAAAGAATCAAGGTCTTTCTTATCAAAAAATATTAAACCCATGGTTAATTAAAACACCACCAGGATATTCATGTTTATTTTTACCACCCATGAATAACGGTGACGATAGATTTTCTATAATACCTGGTATAGTAGATACAGATTCTTTTATATCAGAAATAAATTTTCCTATTATTGTAAATGGAGATAAATACCCAATGTTAGAAACAATAATAAAAAAAGGGACACCATATGTTCAGGTTATACCTTTTAAAAGAGAATCATGGAAAATGGAAGTAACTAGTAATAAAGAAAACAGAATAGAAAGAATATTTTACCAACAATTTAAATTTCTTCATAATTATAAAACAAGGTGGTGGAATAAAAAATCATGGAAGTAAACGAAACATCTTTAGAAAGTTATTTAAAAAAGTATAATAATTTTTTACCAGATAATGTATTTAACAATTTCTACAAATATGTAAGCTCTTTAAAAGAGTTTGACCAAGGTCAAATAAGTGGAGGTGAAAATCAAGAAATTAACAAAACAATAAGAAATGTATTTACTTTTGACTGTAAAAATACTGAGGAAGAAAAAAGCTTTACAAATATTCATTGGACAAATCTTTTTTTGCATTTGTTAAGTAATAAAATAAATAATTATTTTGAAAATAAAGATACAGCATCTGCTATAAAAGAGACATATGAAACACCCAAGAAAAAAGCTATTGGAGATGACTTTTTTGCTGCAACTGTTGATTTAGCTAAAAAAGGTGGTAAAAAAGCTGTTAATATGTTAAGTGCAATGGCTTCTAAAGGCAGTGTAGATGGAACTATATATGCAGCTAAAACAGACTATTATGATACTGATGCAGATGCAGAAAGTAA